ACCAGATCCTCCGCCTGCATATACATCAAAGCGTAGAAAATGTCTTAGATTAGCCCTATTAGGAGCTTTATTCCATTCCTTAAAGAGATCGCAACTTACCACTAACTCTTCAAAGTTATTCCTGACTCGCAGAGGGAAAAGTACTTTCTGATTATCCCACTCGCCGGAGGTTGATATGTTGCACCAGTCTCCGTATTCCGGAGTACGAAAGTCTGTCTGTTCACCTGAAGCAAGAGGAACTCCAACCCCTCCATAACAGAAATAGATATCTTTTGCAGAATAGCCAGGTAGATACGGTATTCTTATTAACACGTCAACATAGTCGTTACCAGGAGTATATTTATACGCAGCAGGAAGCAATGTAGTTAGATCGGCATCGTAAAACCGGAGCAAGTGTTTTACTGAACTCATTATACTGTTACCGGTCGTTAGCCCTGCCCAATCTATGATCTGATAGCCTTCTGCATCTACCAGATCCTCTTCCTTGAGCCTGATCCATACCGCAGCATCAACATAGTGTCTCGAGTTTTTGTTACTGATAGAGATCCGGAAGTAATAGGCAAAGTCAAAGGAAAACCTTATTGCAACGTTCGCATTAGACACAAAAAGTATTCCACCGGTAAAGCAAATATCGTCACCCTTGCAGGACTGATCGTTCTCATAACTGATAGCGTGTCCGGCAAAAGGAGAGGTTGATACATACCGGTTGTCTCCGGTTAGATCTGTTACTAACATTCTTGCTGCCAAGTGCAGATCTGTAAAGCCCAACACCCCTTCAGTGTATAAGCAGCTTGCCATATAAACATTGAAATACTTGATCTGTAAAGCCTGGCTGCCTGGTAATGTAGCATCAGCAAGAATCGTTCTTAGCCGGTCAAATACCGTCCTTTGCCAAAACTCCTCAAGCATAGCATCATCGTCTTTTTTAAGGAACTGCAGTATCGTACTTATACATAGCGGAGAAGGATTACTCTCATGACCGTCATCAGTTACCATCGTATAGGCTAAAAACAAGATCGATCCTCGTTGTACCGCCATACCTGGATCAAGAGAGGTCATAGGGACATAGTTATTATCTGCCGGCTCAATACTCATCTCCGGCATAGACAGAGGAGGAGGCAACCCTATATCTCCGTAAATTATCTTTCGATCCGGTCTGATCTCTATGGTCTTAGCGAGGTGACTGTCTCTTCCGTCAACGATCGCAAGACCTATTGTTGTCTGTGCTATTCTCGGCTCTTCCAGGTCAACAAAAACAGGATGTTCATTGGTCTCTTTCAAAATAGAACTTACCCATCCACTCCCGTCAAAGTGTAATAGCCACAACTCTTTCCCTTCGCTATAAACAACCATGACATAATTTTTAGTCTCATCAGCCCCTGTAGGGAAAAAGGAAGTTTTCCAGACCCAAACCTTTTTAATAGTATGATATATCGGAGCTAATATCGGCTCACTTAAAGAGTCAAAGTCGGCTCTTCTTTTAACTTCTCCGTCCTTTGTTACATAGAAGTTGGTTAATTCAGCAAACTCTCCGTCTTTAATTAAGTCGGCTCGTAACGCCTCGTTTAGCCCCCCGATATATACCGGTATCCTAAACCTTGCCTTCCCCTTTTGTTCTTCCATTTTTATCTGCCTGGTGAATGGTAGTTGTATTGTTGCTCTTTGCTTGACATAGGATATCTCGAGATCTCCCAATGGTTGATAGTTGAGAGAAGCTGTCTAAAGATCTCTTTGTGTACATTGTGTAGATCCATATCCCTGTACTGCTGTTTAATAGTTAAGAGAGAGATAACTCCGGAGATGAACGCAGCTTCCCACGTCTCAGGAATATCAATCGTGTCCGGAGGATCTGTGACGGATATCCTGTCGAACGTGATCTTAGCTATCAGTATGATCTTAAATTCCGTGTCAGATATTATGTCGTGACGGGAAGCAAACTGTATAAGATTCCTGGACGGCATACAAAACAGATTATCATCCGGACGACTCTCTACATAGTTTTTGCTGTGATACGTGCTCTTTGCCTTCTTGTCTGTTGAAACAGACTCAACCCAAACCTCTATAACTTCCTTTATTATTGAGTGCAAAGTTAAAAAAGGTTTGTTCCATACATAGCCGGACGTAGGAGAAAGACCGCCGATAATGACTTCCTGCTTATCTCTTATTCCGTCTATAACTCCGTTAATCTGGCTGATAATATTATTTGTCGCCCTGAACACTTCGCCCCTGTCCATAAGGTTAGGGATATAGTCCATTGCACTGTCAACGATCTCCTGTGTAAGCATTCTGCCTCCGGTTAATTAGTTTCTCCTGCTAATAAAAGCCTTGCTTGCTCTATTGCAGAGTTGAGGAAAGGGAAAGAAAACCAGTCAAGCATCTCTGTATTGTCCTTCCATAAGTAATCTCCTGTCCCCACGTTATCATAGATAGGAGGAGACTGTATAAAGACTATCTCTACGTTTTTCCCCACAAGTTTGTCTCCAGGTACGAACTTTATCGTCTTGCCGACCTGATACCATTTAACTGTTTTCTCGCTCGGTCTGAGATTAGGACTGCTGCTCCACCTGGCAACTTCGTCAAAGCCTGCTCTGGAGATTATCAGATCGTCACTACCTTCCGGATCTGGAAAGATGTTTTGAATAAGCAGGATACCTTTGTCTGATATGTCAGATAGTAAAAGGATATTACCCGAGACTGCCTGTGCCTTGATCAAGGACATAATAAGCAGATCTCCCTCAACGAACGATCCTTGACGGATTAGATTAGCGACTGCCTCTCTAAAGTAGATCCTCGCCCTTTCTTCTGAGACATCGATAAAAGCCTCGTCTGTCCGTTGTACTATCTCGGTGATTACTTCGCTATACTTCATCCTGATCCTCTTCGTCTATTGTGTCTTGTATTTCTTCCTTATGAGGATCTGTGAGTACCACTCCCATTCTCCGGAAGTTTCTTATCCATCTCTGCACATTTCCCTTCTTTCCGGTTGCAGGTACTCTATCTATACCCATAACCTCTGCAGCAGCGTTATATTTTGAGAGGAGCTGTATAAGAACATTGTAGGTAAGGTCTGTGAGATCATCTTTCATATCCTCTTCGTTACCTGTCATTGGATCTATTACATATATAGAGGGGTATTTTTTGAGCAAGAACTGAGCAATGTCCAGGTCAACTTTAACAGCTCCTCCCCTTTTGAAAACTATGTTAAATATTCTCGGAGGCTCTTCCGGTCGTATCTTTCGGCATTCATCCTTCGTAACCGTTCTTGAGACGGTTAATTTGCCCTCACAACTCCGGTCTTTAACCATTACCGCTGTTAAGGGATCTTTAATAAATCGTTCTATATATCGCATACTGATTCCTCTTTCGTATCAAACTTGTTACCGCTTATATTGCCGTTGTGTTGATAATACATATAGCCGTAATACCAGGTTGCTATTGCCGGCTCAACACCTTTAGCGTTTGCAGCTTTATAGTGTTCCATTGTGACATATTTCTTTAGGGTTTCGTCAAAAGGAGTCTCTAACAGAAATTTCTTCTCCCAAAGTCCTGGAGACAAAGCATTACAGGCTAAATATCGTTCGCCGTCTATAAGCGTTAGATAGGTTGCAAAGGCTATTTTTTTGTCACCGTTCAATTCGGATCTCTGTTTAATTGCCATAAGAGCAGAAACATAGTCCGGCATAAGATAGTCATCATCTCCTAAGAAAGCGACATATTCTGTAGTAGATCTTCTCACGATCTCGTTATAGCAACTGCCAATACTCTGCAGCTTTTCCATATTATCAACGACAATGATCTCGATCTTATTTTCACAGACTTGCTTCCGGATAGAGTATATTGCCCTGTTGAAATAATCGGCTCTTGTCTTGACGATACCAATAGTAATAGGGTTTCTCCCGTCCGTTATGAAAACAGATTTGCCCTTATTATCCTCATTAAGTTTTAACAGCCTCTCCATAATCTCTTTCGGTATGGTCTCCCCTTTATACCCTTTTGCTGAAATAAAGGGAGGCTCAAGGTTAATAAGCTTGCTTGCTCTGCTCCAGGAGATATTGTTATATCCGTTACTATCAAAACCATCTATCCAGGAGTTAGATTCATTAAACAAGACCTTCTCCGGTTTAGTCACCTGGTAAAGCCAGGAGTCAACACTCGACTTAACTCTCATTTCCATATAAAGACGAGGGAGTAGTTTCGCCGAGATCGCCATATTGAGTCCGCAAGGATGATAGAACAGGTTAGCATCCCTGTCAAATACCGCCCAATTATCGGTCGGTATGTCATAAAAGAAGCCTTTTCTGCTCTGTACCCAATCTGCCTTCTCATATAGAAAAAGATTATAGGTCTCAATAAGACGCAAGGGTTGTGAATAACAATCTGCAGCCTGTAACAAAAAGCCGATTGATGTCTCGCTTGCTTCTTTACTCAAAAAATACCATTTTGCCGACAATGGATACCATTCGTCTAAACTTAGATATAAAATTCTTCTGCAGCCTACTTCCTCAAGCCTGTCGGCAAATGACTGAAAGTATTTCTCGCCCAAACTTCCTTCTCCCTGTTCTTCACAAACAAGTAATTCCCAAGTAAAATCTACCCTCTGTTGCCTACAGAGACTTTCCATTGCTAACCAACAGATCTTCTCAGACTTATATACAGGTAAGGCTACTGATAATTTGATCGTTTCTTCCATATCTTCCTTAAAGGCAGGACGTGCCTCTCGACACGCCCTGCAATCCTAAACGTTGGAGGTTAATATGTGGTTAATATCCACGTTCCTACTGCTTTCTCGCAATCCCACTCACCTTTCTTTCGACAAATGAGGTCGATCCGTGCACCGACAACTGCAGAGGTAATTTTGGCATTCGCCGCTTGTAATACTCCGGTATGAAGAGATAACTTCTCACCGGTCTTAGGTACTAATACGGTTGTACATCCTGTGCCGACACAAGCAGCACGAGGAATAATCGCACTCACCCTTCGACCGACAACTGCAGGTAAGAGATGAAATCTCACCCTGTTGTCACAACCTGGTAGAGCACTTAGGGTAATAGACTCGTCAATATGCTCGAGGAGCGTATAGTCTGAGGACTTTACCCTTTCTTGCTTGCGAACAGCTTTTGATTCAAAATATCCGCTTTTAGCTTCGTTAGGCATAGTCTCCTCCCCTTTATGCTAATCCAACGGCAAAAATAGCCGAAGAGTTGTTTCGTACTGTGATGTCGTTCTCGAGAGTTTCAGTTACATCGTTGCCGGATGAGAAATATTGACCAAGCACGGCATCATCAACATATTCTCCTCTTCCGAGTCCACAGATAAGAAGAGCCAACATTTCAATGAAAAGCCCGAAATTATCTGTATGAGTTCTCGTCTCGAACGGAATAACATCAGCCCAACCAAGAGCATTACCCCCAAAGACTTCAATGAAATAATGAGGATGAGAGCTCGTATAGGTCGGACGGTTAATATAACCACCTGTACCTGCAAAACTGTTGATAGAGGCATCCCAAGCACGAGGTACAAGTGCATCTACGGCAAACATAAACTCTCCCCAGATCCAGACATCGTGTCCGAACAGAGGATTGTTGTATTCTTTACCCATAAACGCGGCCGATAACTCCTTACGGAAGGTCTCGTTAAGTTTCAGCAGGTTAAGTGTTGGACGGTTAAGTACACTAAGCCAGTACTTCTTGCCTTGATAGGTCGCTTGCTTCTGAATCATCAATTCATCAAGCTTCTCGCCAACTTTCTCAAGGAAGAAAACACTCGGTTTTGTCGGAGCAGTACCGGTAACAATTCGTGAGGCATTGATCTGAGCAGTAGTCTTGTTTTTACCTTCATTGCCAACAGCAATCAGGTCGTCAGCTCCGGTAGAGGCATTTACTCCGTTAATGTACATATTAGGGTGAAAAACTCTCTTAGCTCCGATACCTTCAGGTGAGTCATTTAGGCCTTTCGTGACGTTCATTGAATGACCGTCATAAATAGCAGAAATGAACTCGGCATTGAGCCACTTACGCATAAATTTGACAAGAGCAGGAGCGGATCTTTTGTAAATCTGCAATAGTTTATCGGTTCTGAGCCGTTCAAGCTTACCGCTCTGACGTTCTACGACCTTTCCTATCTGATTGATAAAGACCTTTCTCCACTCGTATCGCAACTTTTCACCAGTGCCAGGAAAATAGGCGTTACCGGTTAAGGGAGCATCTTCCAGGTCAAGCTGAATTGGAATCTCTGCTGTATCTGTCCCGTCACCGACAAAGCCTGATACACGTTCGACTATGCTTCCGGAAGCATTTACGATCTGACGTGTTCGTGTCCCATCGACATTGGTTACTAACTCAGTTTCGACATCCCCGATCCACGGGGCAAAGAATAATCCGAGCTGTATCAGTCTCCGGATTATCCCGTCCCTCGTTGGATCGAGGTGAATATAACCGTGTTGAATAGGTTTTGCCATTGTTGTTTTCTCCTATGGTAGTAGGTTGATGTTAAAGAGTTTGCGGATTGATCCCTTCCTCCTTGCAGAGTCTTATGAACGCTTCTGTCGGCAAACTATTGATAACCTTGAGCTTTTGTTGATCGTTTAGCTCTTTGTACTCGATAGGTTCAGCCGTTGCAGACCTCCCTATGTTTGGAATAACATTGCTAACCGCTTTGCTCATTTTGGTACGCATATCGATCTCTCCCTCTGATTTGAGAATTTTACGGTAAGTATCCCTTCCAACAGCCAACATAACTGCTGCCTCGAGGCTGTCAGTAGTT